TCACGTTTTTGGAACATCCCTCGTCAAGTCTCGCTGCGCGGAGCGTATTGACTGTGTGCGCACCGTGACATCGACGTGTGCTGCATTGAGGTGGTCGGCGACCGTCTGCAATGCCCGCTGCCAGTGCCGCCATGCCGTCGTGCGGTCGCAGGCGAAGCGGATCGTGATGTCCCGCCAGCCGTAGCGCTTGGCCCGCATCCAGACCAAGTGCCTGTGTTCCTCCTCCAGCCATTGGACCCAGCGCATGACTTCCAGCATCCGTTCGATGGCAGCAGGGTCGGGAGGAAAGCGGTAGACCGTCGGTTCCGCGCCGAGGTTTTCCCAGGACATGCGTTTGATCGCAGGCCAGCAGTTGAAGTAGCCCTGCACCCGAACGGGTGGCAAACGGCGTGCAGTGCTGGCCGCCTCTTCGAAGCGGACGGCTACGTCCTCGATTGTCCACGTGTTGCGACGGTCAGCCATGGCGTCGTCCTCCCGCACCGTAGAGGCGCTCGCCGATCTGGCGCACCAGTTCACGCTCCATCCAGTCGAGACGGTCGTCGTCAGCGGAGACGACCAGGATGCGCTGGTTATGCCAGCCACGTTCCTTGATCGCATCCAGATCCGTGGCTTGAGGTTGCAGCCGCCCGAGGGGGCAGCGGTACTGCGGTGTGGGAACTTTCACGTCACACCTCCTGGCCGTCGTCGTGATGCTGGATCGCCCAGTGCAGCAGCGCCAGGGCATCGGCCTCGTTGTCGTCGACCGGCGCGTGCCCGCGCGCGGTGACGGAAGCGATCACATCGTCCTTGCCAGCGTTGCCCTTGCCCGTGGCGTGCTTCTTGATCGTGCCGACAGGCACGCCTTGATACGGGATCTGGTGGTGCTCGCACCACGCGGTGAGCGTGGCCAAAAAACCGCCGTAGGCGTGCGCCGCGTCGGTCGAGACGTGGCGGCGTACTTCCTCAAAGTGCAGGCAGTCGATGCCGTCGCAGGACTGCTTGATCTCGGTGAGCCAGCGTTTGAAGCGCAGGAAGCGCATGCCTCCGCCTTCGAAGCGTTGCGGTTTGAAGCTCTCCGAGCCGCTGGTGATGTGGCCGTCGCAGCCTTGCAGCGCCCAGCCGGTGGTGGTGCCCAGATCGAGGGCGAGGATGGTGGTGGTCATAGTGTCAGTCCTTGTTTTGGTCTGGCCTGACGGATCGGACGGGTCTTATCGAAACCACCCATGAGGTGCGCGCACACGCGCACGCGTAGGAGTTACGACGTAGTCCGTCCGATCCGTCAGACGCGGTCATTTCAGTTGTCGGCGTAAGGGGTGTAGGCAGGTGCTGGCGGGTACTTCAGGCCAAGACCCTGAAACCCACGCAGGCCCATGCCGTTGCGCCATTTGTCCAAGCCACGGGTGAGCAGCAGATCGGCAAAGCGTTTTTGCGACCCCGTGAACTCACCGGCGGCCTCGGCCCACTGTTTCCAGTCGTTGAACAGCTCGGCGGTCAGCGACTTGGCGTTGGCCTCGCGCACACAGCGCTCATCCAGCCAGCGGCCCAGCGCGTCCTCGGCCTCGAAATATTCCTCGGTGGCTTCCACCACGCGCTGCGGCGGATCGAGCCGCCCGTGGCGTTGCCAGTCGAGGCAGCCTTGCACAGCCCACGCGAGGATGCCGTCACGTTCGGCCAGGAGCTTCTGTTGCAGGTTCTTGTCACGGCGCTCGGGCGGCACGGTGATCGTGAAAGGGATCAGGTGCAGCCTGCGTTTCATCGCCTCGTCGATATTGCGAATTGCGGGCTTGTGGTTGCCCGCCACGAACAACTTGAACTGCGGGAAGAACTCGAAGAAGTCCTGGCGCATGAAGCGCGCCGAGATCTTGTCGCCACCGGTGAGGTTCTTGAGCTTCGACTCGGCCCAGCGTTTTCCCTGTTCGGTTTCGATGGCCGCCACGAAGCGCGCGCCGCGCAGTCCCGCCATATCGGTCGGGTGCCGGTCGGTGCGCGTTTCCATGAAGGTGTCCATCGGCGCATTGGTCGCGTAATCACCGAGGATGGTGGCCAGCGTGTTGACGAACACCGACTTGCCGTTCGCACCTGTGCCGTACAGGAAAAACAGCGCGTGCTCTTGCGTCGATCCGGTCAGCGCGTAGCCGACCATCCGTTGCAGATAGGACTGCAGTTCCTTGTCGCCGCCCGTGACCTCGTCGATGAACTGCCTCCAGGTCGGGCAGTCGCCGATGGGCGTGGCTGTGGTGATCTTGGTCATCTGATCGGCGCGCTCGTGCGGGCGCATCCGGCCTGTCTTGAGATCGACCACGCCGCCTGGCGTGTTGAGCAGCCACGGATCGGCATCCCATTCGTCGGTGGTGGCCGCGTGCCTGCGATCCGCCCGTGCCAGCCGTTCTACGCCGCTGACCGTGCCGGAGCTGGCCAGTTTGGCGGCGACCTTGGGGTTGTCGGCGCGCACGGCCGCCTGGCGGCAGACGCTGCGGATCAGATCGGTCGCCGCCAGGGTGTCCTCGGTGCGCCAGCGCTGCCCGTCCCACACCAGCCAGCGCCCCCACGCGGCCACATAGCGCCAGTCGCGGTGGTAGCGGCGCGTGAAGGCCAGTGCCAGCGCATCTTCGGTGCCCCAGACGGATTCGTCGCTGCCAGCAACGGGTTCATCGGTGTCGGCCAGGTCATGCATTTGCAGACGCGGGCCGTGGGAGAGGAAGGTGGCGACATCGAAGCCTTCGGCAATGGCGTCCGCCGCATCCCAGCCCTCCGGGGCATCCTCGGGTGGATACAGGATGTGGCAGGACTTGGCACCTGCTGTCAGCACGACCTGCGCCGCCTGCGCTGCGTATTCCCAGCCCGGCTTGTCACGGTCGGGCCAGATCAGCACGGCCTTGCCAGACAGCGGCGACCAGTCGGTTTTGTCGACCGGAGCGTTCGCGCCGTGCATCGCCGTGGTGGCCGTGACGCCGAAGTCGATCAGCGCCTGCGCGCATTTCTCGCCTTCCACCAGCACCACCTGCGCGGCACTGATCATTCCTGGCTGGTTGTACAGCGGACGCGGATCGGGCGGTGCCATCTTGTGCCGCTTGGCATCCCATGGGCGGAACTGCTTCTTGCCCCCGGGCGGGTCATAGCGATACACGACGGCGATCAGTTTTCCAGTGGCGTCGAGGTAGTCCCATTTGGCTGTGGCGGGGCCGAGTTCGTCAACCGGCGCGGTTTGCTTTTTGCCTTTGCGCACCGGTGCGGAACGCGCACGACCGAGCAGATCGGCGGCGGCATCGAGCACGCGGGGAAAGTCGCGGGTCACATCGATGCCGAAGTGATTGCCGATCAGCGCGTACACATCGCCGCCGGAGTTGTCGGCACGATCCGTCCATAGGCCTGCCTTTTCGCCCTCAAGCACCACCTCAAGGCTGTCGCCAGGGCTACCCAGCACATCACCGATGAGGAACTTGCCCCGGCGCTTCTTGCCTGCCGGGAACAGAGTGAACAGCACCGATTCCAGCCGGGCGAGCAGTTCTGCGCGCAGTTCCTCCCGCTCGGCATCGCTGACGATGCGTGGTTGGTTTCCGGTGGGGACGGCGGTGTCGTTGAAGTCGATCATTCGGCCTCCTCGACGGCGGTATCCGTATCTCCCGCGAAGCGGCTTTGCGCTGCCGCATTGCGTGCCGCCCACGTAGAAAGCTCTGACAGGCGATAGCGCACCAGCCCACCCATCAGGTAGTGGGGAATCCGGTATTTGCTGCGCATCGCGTGATCGGCGAACCAGTAATACGGCAGGCGCAGCGCGGCAGCCGCCTGCTTGGCGTCGATCATCGGTTCAATGCCAGTAGCTGAATGGGTGTTGTCGGTCATGCTTGTGTCCTCCAGCAGCGGTCTTGCCACGCGCACATCCGGCATTCGAAGTGGGTCGGATCAACGAAGGCGCGTGGCAGCAGTTCGCCAGCCTCGGTCGCCGTGATGACCTTCACCGCCCGATCCGACATACGCTGGGCCAGCGCCGCGTCAAAGGGCACGAGTTCGGTGTAGATCTCCATCGTGTCGGCGTTGAGCGCCGTGAAGATCGCGGGGTGCTCGTGCAGTTCGAGATAGGCTTGGTAAATCGCCACTTGCGCGGCGTAGATGGGCTTGGAGACGGCCAAGCCCTTTTTCTCCAGATCGCTCCAGGACTTGTTGCCCAGGCACTTGCACTCCCAGAGCGCGGGATAGGTGAAGCCCTCAGGGCCTCCAACGACGACGCCGTCGACGTGTCCCTGCAGGCGACCATCGGCCACCGAGAAGCCGAACTGCTCGCCGTCGGCCTTTCGGGTGCGCAAGTCAAAACCTGCGTCCCGCAGCCACGCGACCATGCAGTCCTCCATGACATGGCCACGCTCGAAGATGCGCAGCATCCGGCCCGGGGTGTCCCGCCCGTGGTCGATGGGAGCCTTGGCGTATTCGAACTGCAGCGCGCGCTCGCAAGCCACCCCGAGGCGCGAGGCCCCGAGGTACTGGCGCTCGGATTGACGGGCGCGGGCCTGTTGCAACCCGGCGTCGACCAGGGCGGTGACCCGGCCCGCGATGCTCGATGAGGAATTGAAGTCCATCATGGCTTCTTCCCCTTCGGTTCATCCCAAGGCAGGTCATCCTCCAGATCCGCGAACGGATTGGCGGCATCGGGTGCCAGCGGATCGGGCGTGGGCGGCAAGCCCCGCACGGGCGGAAACTTGCTGGACTCGTGGTGCGCGACCATTGCGTCCGACCAGCAAGTGACGATGGCATCGATCACCCGCAGCGCTTCGGCCTCGGAGTAGTCGCCCAGAGGCTTGGTGAAACCGATCTCGCCTGCCGCCTCGCCGAAGGACTTGAGGCATTGGCGCATGGCGGCCAGTTCGACTTCAGACGGATCGATCATGGCGACCTCCGTCTTGTCGATGCGACCTTCCTTGGCCCGCTGCCAGTTGCCGTACAGCGCGTGGAACGCGTCCTGGCAGCGACGGGAACAGAACACCCAGTCGAGCACGTAGCGGCGCGCATCGCCGGTCTTGAATCGACCGTCCGTGTGGCCGTAGCCGCGTGCTTGTCGTTTGCAGACCCAGCATTTCATCGGCCTCCCTCACTGCGCCCACGACGGTTTTCCCGTCACGGGTGCGCGTTGGGTAGGCGCTGCCTGATACGCGGGTGCCGCTGGCTGTGCCGGAGCACCGGAGGTGCCACCACCCGTGGTCTTGGGCGGCACGCCCATCAACTTGGCGTAATCGGGGTGATCGGGTTCGACCGCGACCTTGACCACGTTGCGGTCCTGGCCCTTGCCATCCTTCTCGATGTCGACACGGGCGAGGAACTCCAGGCCATCCAGTTCGTGGAAGCCCTGAATGCGGCGCGCGGCGGCGGCCTGCGGACTGTTGTCCTGCGGGTGGACGTTGCGGGCGCTGTTGAGCGCGGCGCGAATGAAGCTGCGCCCCATCTGACCCCAGGTCGGCCCCTTCTGCGAATGCAGGCCGATGTTCGACCACATCTTGCGTTTGGCGTGGTCGCCAGCGGTGACCACGAACTCGGCGGCCAGATAGATCGAACCGGTGTCGAAGGACTCGGTGGCGTAACCGCCGCCCCAGCCTTGGCTGGGATCGTCATAACCACCGGGCTTGAGGGTCATGCGCACAGGGACAACGGTGCCCTTGGGGATCAGGTCAAAGCCAGATTGCTGCGATTCGGCGTCGTTGAAGTCGTTCCAGTTGTTGCTGGTGGTGGATTGCTGGGTCATGGCGATTACTCCTGAGATTCGTGGGATTGGGTGGTGGCAGTGCGAACGGGCGTGGCGGACTCACCCGCGCACTTGGCGATCAGTGCGCGCAAGTTGGGCGGCTCGAGCGGATCGAGGCGACCGCTGCGGTCTTTGGCGGGGAAGCCGTAGGGATTGACGGTGTGCGTGACGAAGGCGCGGTAGGTGCTGCCACTACCGTCTGCTTCCTGGGCCTTGATCTCGGCCAGCGTCACAACCTCGTCGACGATGCCGGGCAGTTCCAGTGCGGTCTTGCTGCCTTCGATCTGCGGCACGAACACCTTGCGGTTGTAGTCATCGAGCCGCTCGTCGAGGATGGCCACGAACACCACGTTCTTGCCGCGTGCGTGCTGCAGATGGGTCAAGGCGCTGATCATTTCCTGCCCGAGCAGGCCGTAGGCGCCGCGCATGTCCGGCTTGCCGGTACGGTCGCTGACCGCGCCGGGTTGCGTCTTGCACCACGCGAAGCACTGGCGCGACAGCTGCGTGATCGAGTCGAGGAAGAAGGTCTGGTAGCGGTCCAGTTGCGCCGGGTCACCGTACTTCTCGACGACGTGATCGAAGTGCGCCTGCGAAAACGCCGACTCCGGCGGCAGCGACTTGTCCGGGCCCGCGAGAAACACGAAGAAGTCGCGGCTCTCCGGCCAGGATGCCGGACGGATGGTGTCGCCGGGCCAGTCGGCCACCGCCAAGTCACCAGCCTCTATGTCGAGGAACAGCGTGGTGGCCGGGTCAAGATCCTTGAGCCGGGTGGTCTTGCCAATGCCGGATTTACCGAGCATCAGCAGCTTCACGCCCTTGCGTTCGGCCATGCGCTGCTGCGCGGAGACGATGGGAAGACTCATCACGCGGCCTCCTTCAGCTCATCGGCGACGGCGGGATTCCAGAGGATCTGGTAGCCACTGTGGCCATTGCGCGAGTACGGCATGGCCTCGCCCCATGCTTCACCCGCCTCGGTCAGTTCCCATTCGTCACGGTCGTTCCGGAACTGCAGGCCAGCCGCTGCCAGCATCTGGTTCGTGGCTTTGGCCGAGCGGTTGAGCAGCTTGCCGAGCTGGGTGGCGTTGAGCGCGCAGATCGGTTCGTTGGCCGACGGCAGCGCGCGGCGCAGCACCTCGGTGGTGATGCCCGTGTTCTCCTGAATGCAGGTGAGCGTTGCCGCCGCTGCGATGCCCGGCTTGACGCCCGGCACCTTCGCCACAGCCTCGCCGATCAGCAGAATCGCGGATACACGGTCATGGGTCGGTGCAGGCAAGGCCCCCAGCGCAGCGGGAGCGGTATAGCTGCCGGTCTTGCGGATCGCGGGCAATACCTCGTGGGTGACCCAGCGCTTGAAGCGCTTGGCGGCATCCTTGGTGCTGCCGAGGATCAGGGCGTAGAGGCCCGACTCGTTGACATGGTTGGCGCGCTGCGTGCGGCCGAGGTTGTCGATGACCTCCAATTTCTGGAGATCATCACCATCGACGTGGGATTTGATCGCCTGAGACGGATTGCCCATCTCCAAGGCATTGCAGACGTCGCTGGCGTTGAACCACGGCAGGCCAGCACCATCGACCTGGATGCGCACGGCGTGTGCTTCGAACTGGAAGGGAATGATTGCGCTCATGGCGATTACTCCGAATCGAGGGAAAGGGTGAAAGACGGCTTGCCGCAATCCACGGTGCGGGCGGCGGCGAACTGCTGTTGCAGCGCCGGAGGCCAGTTCGTGTAGCGGGATTCGGAGACGGACAACTTGATGTCGAGGTAGCCCTCGACCTTCTCGCCCGAGGCGACGATGCGTTCGGCGATCTCGGTCAACTGCTGCTGGTTCCAGCTGACCTTCTTGGGCAGCTCGAACTTCAGATGTAGCGGGCCATCGCTGATGTGGGCGGTGCCGAAATCGCGACCGGATTCACGCAGTGCGGCGCGGGCCTGCTCTCCGTAGGCCGCATCCAGCGCGGCATCGAACTTGGTGCGTGCCTTCTTGAGCCAGTCAATGGCTGCGTCGAGGTTCTTGTCGATTTCCGCCTTCTGCTCGGGCGGCAGCGCAGCCAGCTGGCTGACGGACATCTCGGCGATGTCGGCGGGGAAGATGGTTAGATCGTTCATGGCCATCTCCCTCACTGGTACGCACGAGTGAAGCTGGAGTAACGCGAGACGCGCCGCTCAAAGGCTTCGATTTCGTGCAGGAGGTAGGTGACCCGGCGGCCGAGCTTGCAGTAGATCGGTCCGAGCTGTTCCTGACGCCAGCGGCGCAGGGTCTTGACGGAGAGCCCCCAGCGGATGGCGAGCTCGTTTTCGTCGAGGGCGATGCACACGGCACTGCCGGGGTTGGGTCGGAAGGAATCCCGACCTGTTTGGGTTGCTGGAACTTGGGTTTGCATTTCGATGTGCCTCCTAGATGAAATGGGCACATCGAAGTCTCCGCATGGAACTACGGACTGAATCCGGATCGGGCTCCGGAAAAAACTACGACTTCTACTGGCGGCGCACTTGGTAGTAGCCGCCAGACTTCACGAGAACGAGGAAGTCCTCTCTTGTTTCCTTGTCACCAAAGGCCTCATCAAATGACCGGGCAGCAGAGTGAACTTGCGTCTTGACGTCTGCCCACTTCATGGCCGGAGGTGTCTTGCCTTCCACGCCCCACATCACTTTCAGAATTGCTGCGCGCGTATCACTCACCAATCGTGATGAAGCAAAGTGAGGCAATTTCACGCGGGTGCCCTGCAGGTACTGCAATGGCTCGGACTCACCGCTAGGCGTGACGTAGCCGCGCAGCACGCGGTCGAATGCGCTTGCATCGAAAACATCCTGCCCATCGTCCAGGCGAACGAACTCATCGAGCGCCCGGATCACATGATCACGGGGCAGATCTGCCTGAACTTGGCGGGCCTGCAAAATCACACCGCCGCGTGACCATGCAGGATCAGCCAGAACAGAAGATGTATTGACGGCTGGCGCACGTGCCCACGCGCGCCCAACAAACACCGGGGCAAAATCATGCGTCCCGGCGACGCGTAGGTCGCCGAGATGCCAGAGATGCTGTGGCGTGAGGCATGGGCGGCTGGCGCGCCGCCGATCTTCGATGCCGATCAGGCGGGCCAAATCGGCCAGCCATGGCTCGATCTGGATGCCGTACAACGCGATCTCGTTCAATGGCTGCACGACAGTGCGACCGTCCAGCGGGCTGCGATAGCGGTAGCACCCCGCATCCGGATCAGCCTCGATTTCGACCTCGCATTCGGAGTCGAGGAACGGGGCCATCACATGCGTGAGATGACCCTCGGCGGTGACCCAGCCCCGCTGCAGGAACTGTGAACAGTCACGCCCGAGCATTGTGGCCAGCACAGGCGTGGCCAGGCTCGATAGCCTGTCGATGGCGATCAAGAAGCGCAGGTGCAATGACATTGTCGGCGCTCCCTCAGAATTCGCTCAGGACGCCGAGGCGGATCAACTGCTCCAGCACGCGCTTGCGGTCGTCCTCCGTTTTGCTCTTGTCGTTCAGGCCGTTGGGGGCGGTGATCTGCACGGCGACGTTGTGGGCCTTGCGGTGGGGCTGTGCGGCCATGCGCATCACCAGCTTCACCTGCACCAGCGCGTACTGGCTCAGATCCTCGGCGGCGTAATCCTCATAGGCGACCTGATAGATGTTGCGACCATCGCGCCGATCGCGGGTGATCTCCATCTTGCTCGCCAGCTGCCGAGCGACGGTCTTGCCGCCAAGCTCGAGCAACTGTTCAAAGGGCTTGGCCACCTTGATCTGAAGAATGTCGATGCGCTCGATGTCCGCGATGCGATCCCGCTCCAGCCGCTTGAGCATGGCCGAGGTCGAGAACCCGAGCAGATCGAATTGACGCATCGGCATGTCGTCAATCGCGCCCTCGTGCGCCAGCGCCACGTCGCGGAAGATGGTGGCAAGCTCCCGGCGCTTTTCCCGGTCTTCGCAGAACACTGTCAGCGCCCCGGTTGCCGGTTCCCAGGAAAAGCGTGCCGACATGGCAGCTGGTTCCTCGTGGTCGACCACTTGGCCGTCTTCCACCTGCCGGTAATGCGCCGTAGAACCATTGAAGGTTGCGCACAGCGTGTGCAGCTGTGTCAGCGGCTCGTCGTCGGCATCTTCATCGTCATCGTGCTGTGCGTGGGACAAGCCGCACCGAACAAACTGCTCGATCAGGATTTGCTCTTTCGGCACATGCGGGAACAACTCTGCAATCCGTGTGCGAAGTGCTTCCTGGATGTCATCGCCATTTTTCGGCTCCACGCCTTTGGGGCCAAGGTAGTGGCTGGAGAAGTGCTCGCTTTTCCACTGGCGGTGCATCACCTGTTCGTGCTCCGCGTGATCGAAGCGCGCTTCGCGGCGTGCTCCAGCCTCGGGAAACTCCTGCAGGAGATACAGGTGCAATGCGCGGCTATGGCGGTCGCTGGGCGTTGCGAGCACGGTGGCATCGTCTTCGCGCCGGGCGTCGAGCACCGCCTGAACAGCTTGAGCGCCGTAGTCATCGCTGAGCAGGATCACTCGTTCGACGGCATCCTCGAGGCGCTGGCGGATGGCAGCATCCAGTTTGGCCACGCAGTGGAAAAATGCCTGACGGGATTCGACCGGCAGTTTTCCTTTGGAGGCATCGGCCAATGCCTGAAGTTCCGGCAACGCGTCGCCGCTGGCCAGTTCAAGCAGGCGCACCACCAGCGCCGGACGCTTGACCTTGCGCAGCAGATCGACGAAATGCTCCATTCCGGGGAGGATGGCAGGGCCATCATCTGACCGTTGCTCGCGCGCCCGCTTCGGTGACGACTTCGGGTTGACCGCTTTCTCCTGCTGGGCGGTGGTGGTGTGACCGGTAGGCATAGGCAGACTCCTTCGTAAAGTGCGCGATTGCGCGAGTTGTTAACTGCGAGATTCAAAAAATGCCGACGTGAGGTCGGCGCGGGCGGGATGGCAATGGTCAGCGCACGAAGTTCTCCGGACGGATCAGGCCGTAGCGTTGCATGCGCACCTGCACAAAGCGTGGGTTGACGCCAAAACGCAGGGCCAGCGCGCGCTCCAGTAATTCCATGTCCGCTCGGTCATCGGCGGTGAGATGCAGGCTGGTGCCGGGGATCTCCGGGTCAATCGACGGGCCGCGATGCAGGTGGACGTTGTATTCCGGGGCCAGCGCTTCTGCGGCCGCGTTCAAGAGCTGGCGCGGCACCAGCAGCGAACCCATGAACTCATTGGCGCGCAGTTCGGCAAAATGCACGTCGGACGCCAGCGCTGCCGGTACGCCGGTGGGCACCTTCGCCAAGTGCTCGCTGTCCGGCGTGGTGGTGCGGTAGGCGCGCTGCACGGCTGGCTCGAAGGCATCGAACAGCCCCGGCCCCTTGCTGCCGTCCATGATCCAGCCCGGCGCATCGAATACTGCATGGCCCAATTCGTGGGCCAGCGTGCTCAGTGCCAGCAGTTCGCTGAGTTTTTCGCCAACGGGCGAGACGCACACCATCGCGGTGTCGGGAACACCAGGGTCGTACTCGCAGATACCGAAGACGTGGTTGCCGTCCTCGTCGTGCACCTCGCATTCGGCGCTGACCTCGAGCGCGAAGTCGATGCCGTTGATCTTCAAGCGCTCGATTTGGCGCAGCGTGTCGAAGGCAATCGCATCAACGCCACCCCCGACCAACTGCTGACGGGCCAGCGCGGCGATGGCTTCGATCTCGATGTGCTTGATGTATTTGGGGCGCTTGCGGTCGCAATGCCGATAGTCGAGGGTCAGAACCGGCATTCACTTCTTCTCCGTGACTTCCCGGCGGTACATCCGCACCACGTTGCCCACATCGTCGCGCATGTCGGGGGGCAAGCGGCTGGCCTCGACAAAGGCGTCGTCCGGGTCGATGCCCAGAATCTCTGCCGCCTTGCGGATCAGTTCATCCTTGGGCGGTTTTTCCATGTCGCGTTCGATGCGCGACCAGTAGGCAGGCGAAATCTCGAGCTGACGCGCGAACTCGTTCATCTGGATCTGCTTCTCTTCGCGCTTTTTGCGAATGAAGGCTCCGAAAGGCATGTGTGTTTCCTAGTTGCGTGATTTGTTAATAGTTCGAGCGTACTGCGGAGGATGCCGCTTGTCAACTGTTTAGTTAACGCGAAAGTTTTTGCCGCCGATTACCCGGAATTGCCATCCGCTTCGGACGATCAGGCTCACTATTTCTGACGGTTGCAATTCCTCGGAGCCGTCATGAAGAACATCGAACTCGCATCTCCCACGGAGATGAGCGCCAGCGCCCGTGCTGGCGAAATCGCCGCCATCCTTGCGGCTGCCATCGTCCGCACCCTTGCTGCGGATGAGCCAAAACAGAGAGCCAATTCGACAAGGGGAGGCCTTGGCTTCCTGCCCGACCAGCGCGTTCATACAACCCCCTATCAAGAGGAGAAGTTGTGATGAACGAGAAACAAGCATCCGTCGCGGCACGGATCGCGGAGCTGGCCTGCCTGCCGATGTCCGAGCTCTGGACGGTGTGGGATCGGTATTTCCCGCGTCGACCGGACTACCCCAACCGCACGCACGTCGAGTCCCGTCTCGCCTACAAGCTGCAGGAGGAAGCCTTCGGTGGCCTTGCGCCCGCAACCCGCCAGCGCCTGGAAGCCATCGGCGCAAAACACTCCAAGATCAAGCTGCGGGCCAAGCCGCGCGAGTTCGATTTCGCGCCGGGCACGATCCTGCTGCGCGAATGGGGCGAGCGCGAACACCGGGTGACAGTCACCGCCGAGGGGCTGTTTGAGTACCAGGGGCGCAACTTCAAGAGCCTGACGGCGGTGGCCCGCCACATCACGGGCGCGCACTGGTCGGGGCCGCTGTTCTTTGGCCTGAGCAAGGGAGGTGCGCGATGAGCGAGATTGCCGCTACCCGCGCCCGCAAGCGCTGCGCCGTCTACTGTCGGGTGTCCTCGGATGAACGGCTTGACCAGGAGTTCAACTCCATAGACGCCCAGAAGGAGGCGGGCCACGCCTACGTCGCCAGCCAGCGATCCGAGGGTTGGATCTCTGTGGCCGACGACTACGACGACCCTGGCTTCTCAGGCGGCAACACGGATCGGCCCGGGCTGAAACGCCTGATGGCGGACATTGAGCGCGGCCAGATCGACATCGTGGTGGTCTACAAGATCGACCGCCTGACGCGCAGCTTGGCCGACTTCTCCAAGATGGTCGAAGTGTTCGAACGCCACGAGGTGTCCTTTGTGTCGGTCACCCAGCAGTTCAACACCACCACCTCGATGGGGCGGCTGATGCTCAACGTCCTGCTGTCCTTTGCCCAGTTTGAGCGCGAGGTCACCGGCGAGCGCATCCGCGACAAGATCGCCGCCGCCAAGCGCAAGGGGATGTGGATGGGCGGTGTCCCGCCCCTGGGCTACGACGTCGACAACCGCCTCCTGGTCATCAACGAGGCCGAGGCGGCGGTGGTACGTCGCATCTTCGAGGAGATGCTGACCATCGGTTCTCCAACCCAGATCGCCGTCAATCTCACCGCCGACGGCATCACGACCAAGGCCTGGACGACGCAGGAGGGCAAGACCCGCAACGGCACGCGTATCGACAAAAAGTACCTGCACAAGCTGCTGCGCAACCGCATCTACCTGGGCGAGTTGTCGCACAAGGGGAACTGGTACCCCGGCGCTCACCTGCCAATCATCGACCGGGAACTGTGGGACAAGGTTCACGCGGTGCTGGCCAGGGATGGGCACGCCCGGTCGGTGGAAACCAAGATCCGGTCGCGCACCGACGCCTTGCTGCGCGGCCTGCTGTACGCCCCCTCGGGCGAACGGATGTACCCGACCTACTCACGCAAGAACGGGCGCAAGTACCACTACTACGTGTCCAAGTCGGAAAGCCGGTTCGGGGCACCGGGCAAGAGCTACGAACGCCTGCCTGCACCGGAGATTGAGGCGGCAGTGGTGGCCCAAATCCGCACCGTGCTGACCAGCCCGGAATCCATCGCATCGGTGGTGCGCCACATCCAGCGCAATGGGGCCCAGATCGACGAGGCCACCGCGGTGATGGCGATGGGACGGCTCAACGACGTGTGGGATCAACTGTTCCCGGTCGAGCGTCACCGCATCGCCAACCTGATGATCGAGCGCATCGACCTCGTCCACGTCGGCGAGGTGCAGGGCATCAAGGTGAAGTGGCGGGAACTGGGCTGGGACGCCCTGATCGGTGAGTTTGCCCCAAGGGGCATCGGCGCGGAACTGGTGGAGGTCGAAGCCTGATGGACGACACACTGGAAACCTTCGTGCCCTTGACATTCCGCCGCCGGGGCGCGCGGCGGGTGGCCGCCGACGACCGCCACGTTCACGATGTGACGCTGCTGGAGGGGGTGGCACGCGGTTTCTACTGGCAGCACCTCGTGGACACCGGCGAGATGAAGAGTGGTTCGGAGATCGCCCGGGCCGAAGGCTTACACCCCTCGGTCACCAACGAACTGATGCGCCTGAGCCTGCTCGCGCCCGACATCCTCGAACTGCTGATGACCGGACGGCAGCCGCGCCGGATGAACCTGATCTGGTTCCAGCGCAACCCGCTGCCGGTCGATTGGGAGGCGCAGCGCCAGATCGTGAAGCGCTTTGAGGAGGACGCATGA